TTTAGTTAAAATTTGTTTATTACTTCACTCCAATCAAATAGTTTCGGTGCTGTTATTGGCTCGATAATTGGCGAATGTTCTTTAACAAACGGTTCGCTTTTTGCGAGTATAAGCATTTGACTATTCAAATATTTTAATTTCATTTCCATTTCATAAAGGCGCTCATCACTTCCTTTACCATTTGCGAGACCTTTAATAAGTAAATCAATATCATTTGATATCTTAACCGCCTTATCAATCTTATCTTCGCTCTTCATTACGTCAACTACATTCGTTTCACTATTGGCTCCAAACGTTACAGCAGAACCTTCGTATAACTTTAGTTCCGAGATTTGATAGTAACCTTGTGACGGCAAAGTGCTGTCGTCAATCCACTTCATTTTGTCTTGAATGTATTGAAACCCGATTGAATGTTCACGAATAATACCATCGTTGTAATCGTTCCAAGCATCTTCACCGATTTGACTATTGCCTAATTGACTAATCGCAAAAAGACCATAATCATCCTCTTGTAATGTCAAAAACTTTCCAATAGGCTTTTCCCAGTCATGCCATCTTAAAAATGCTATTTTACGGTTAGATGAACTTTCAGTGCCTCGTTCTTGTATTGACTTGGTAAACGCACCCTTTTTAATCATATCGTTATCCGAATCGATATTATCGAACTTCGCTAAGTATATTGCCACTTGTCGCTTATCTGAGCTTATATCCTTTATTTCGGCAGCCCCTTTTGTTTGGTAATTAGTTGATTTCATAGTTAAAACGTTTGTGGTGTTTGAGGTGTTTCGGGAGTTGCCGTTATCATTGATGCAGCGACAATACGGTCATATCCATAATAGTTTACTAAGGTATTAACCGCTATTTCGTTAGTCATTTGTCCCGTTGAAACAGCTGTATTAAGTGCAATAATACCATTCAAACCACCAACTGTACCTCTAAGTTCTGTTTGTGCTTGAATAAGCCCGTTTTGTTGCGCTTGTGCCTTGTCAATAGGTTCTAAAGTATAGCCAAATTCAGCTGCATATTGTTCTTTCGTGATAACACCGTCAGTTAATAATAAGTTATAAGCCGTCACCTTCTCAGTTAACGCTTGATATTCCGCTAATTCGTCATCTTGTAACACTGGCAAATGGTCAAAACAAGCCTCTATTCTTATGCCTTCCTTATCAAGTCCAAGTTGGTGACAAATTGAATCGTACATCTGTTGTGTCTCAGGAATAATCGTATCTGTGTAAACCATACGAATTGAATCCTTAACATTGCTAAACGTGCTGCCTTTTTCACTTGAGAACAGGTTAGCATTCATTCCGTAAGCATCTATAATAGCCATTTTGTCAGCTGTAAGCTCTTCAAACAGCATCAAGTCACGTGTAGGGTATGACATCGATTGCCAATTAACTTGACTTTCAGTAATGATTATTTCGTCTTTTGAACGGTTGTACCAATCCTTTTGTATTTCTCGCTTTTCTTCGGGAGTCATTGGAATAGCCCCTCCAATATCCGAGTTCTGAGCGGACAATATACCTATCGCACCGATATTTTCAAGCAATACATTACGCTTGTGGTAACTTGCTTTGATGTTAGATAGTGGATATTTCAATGCATCGATTCTACTTGTCGGTTTGATTATGTTCATACCGTCCGTAGTGGTCAAATAAATAACATCTTCAATAGGCAAAGTCTCGATTTCATTATCATCATACTCGAACTTATAACCGTCAATCAATCCGTTTACGTCCATTTGTTTAAGCGTTTTGCCGCTTGTTTGAATCTGAATCTTGTTTGAAGGTAGCGGAACAAACAAATTACGTTGGTTAAACGTTCTTAATGGGCAATATCCGAATGCATTTGAATATAAAGCATCATTAACCGACAAAGAATAGACAACATCAGACCAACTTTGAACGGGATTTGGTCGATTAACCATATCTAAAAACCAATGTTCTGTTATTTCAACGTTATCTTTATCGTATAACTTAGGAATATTGCTGCTCATCATTGACGCTCTCTTGTCGATTACAGCTCTGAACTCAGGAATAGTCAGGAACCACTCCCAAGCGTTGTTAGTGTCAATCCAAATGGCGTTCTTTACACCCCACACTTGATTTTGTATAGGTTTTAAGCGGTTGAATTGGTTTATGAATCTATTCTGTTGACCGCTGTTAACGCCAAAAAACGACTCCCAAAAATTTATCTCCATCTGAATTGATTAGAATTTAAGCAAAGTTAAGACAATTTTTTAAACATTGATTGAACAAAGATAGATAATCCACTTAAGCAGTCTGGAGCGTCGTCGTTTTTGTTCTTACCTTCCTTGCTAAATGACAGTACATTTTGGATAAATAGCTCGCTTTGATTGTCTCCATTACGTATAAAAATCATTGAATTCATTACATGAGCGCTTGCCATTATTATCCTAGTGATTTTGTTTTGCGTGTTATGTACTTGAAGGATTTTAGTCCGTGTTTGCGTTTGAAGTTGTCTACTGAACATTGCACCCATACTATTTGACTCAACCCTACAATAACTGACGTTCCATTTATCAAGCATCGCAGCCGTTTGAGGTATGGTAATATCGGTATTATCTCTAGTCATCAAATAGTCCACAATAAACAGTTGTTTCTTCACAATTGCACAAATTGCAACTGACGTATAATCAGTACCTTGGTCACTAACGTCCACGTAGCCAAGACAACCTTCAATAGGGTTTGATTTAGTGATTTCGGCAAACTCCTCTTTTGATAAGAAATTAAGGTTATTAAACAACCGTCCTTTCATATCTACGGGTTGTTGTTGGTATTCAGCCTCCCATATTTCGGGAGCTGTACGCTTCTTTTTCTCTATGTATTCAGCTGTTGTCAATACGTCCTCACAAAATGACTCACCAGCATCGTTCATAGCACTCACAATAATTGATTTGTCGTATATCTTTGACTCAATATTGCGCCCAATTACATCGTTTAGACTCCACCTGGTGCCTATATCAATCCTGGCGCAACCGCTTTCAAATCGTGAATCGTGTGTTGATTCCTTCCATTGATTGATTCTATCGTTCACAGTGTCACTTAGTGCATCTTCAATACCTCGGTAAAGGTCATCTGTTATCGCAACGTTTGACGCTCCAAAGCCTATAATAGTACCGCCAACTCCAGCACCGAAATACCCTACTTGCTTACTCGTATTGGTATTCCACCCTTGTAGGTTAGATTTGTCATCAGAGAGGCTTACATTTGGGAATATTGAACGGTATTTATCACTCTTAACGATTGCTCGAACATCATAGCTGAACTTTAAGAACAAAGTAGCCGTACAAGTGTTACGCATTACGCTTTTAGTTGGGTTTCTTCCTATCGTCCACGCACAGAATAACGAAGTGATATACGATTTACCCGCTCTTGGAGGCATAGAAACGCTGAGGCTCTTGATTTTCTTCTCTTCAATTTCTTGAAAAGCGTCTGCAATTTCTTTAAGGAACGGTCTATTTACGAAAAAAGTACGGTCATAAGCCATACAAAACTCCCACAGTGAACGTCTTGAAAGCTCATTTCTAAGCATTCGTTTAGCGTATTCCTTACGTTCATTCATCTTCCTTTAATAAGTCCCTTAATTCGTCTGTAGTGAGTCCTGATAGGTCTATTTCTGTATTCGTTTGCTCGATTTGTTGAACGGGTGCGCCATAAGCTGAGTCAAGCACCGCCTTGTAAGCGTTGGTGTCCTCTTTTTCGATTGCCTTGTTGATTTGGGCTAAGTGCATTTTGAGTTCGTTGTCGTTTAGTGACAATAATTCCTTTAAAATGGTGCTTCTATTGCGTACTCCTTTAGGCTTTCCAATAGGATTTCCGCTCTCGCCTTTTTTCCAAGCTGGTTTTAAATTATCTTCGTTTGCCATAGTGGGTGAATTTTCGGTGAATTCTTTCTATTTTTTCGCACTTCTGTACGGTACTATTTTATTTAATAAATCCTTTCGTTTTCCGCAGTTGCACGTCTTAATTACGCTTTTAACTACTTTGGCTATTCCTGTGCTTTCAAGTATGTTCCCTACTGTGTCACCAAGCCCGATTGGATTCTTATTCAATCCCATTTTAGATAAATAATCTAACAGTCCAATAAATCCCTAATATTACTCCTAATGATAACACACGTGTAAATGAAGATGCCATCTCTTTTTGACCTTCAAACCAGGTGGTAATTTTTGATTGTTGTAGCCAAGGTAAAAAGAATAACATTGCTCTATCAATAAAGAAGATTATTCCAAATATTGGTAGTAAGGTGATTCCTAACGCTACTTTTAGTTTTTTGTTCATAATTGTTCGTTTTAATGTTAAAAATACGCACAAAGTTTGTATTTCTACTCCCTCTGTGCGCTACAAAACCTAAACACTAGTCAATGCAAAGGTATTAATTTTCGTTTGAATAACGTAAAAAATAAATGTAGTGCAAATGTCCTATTGATTTTGTTGTTAATATTCCTATTTCGTGTTTTCGTAGCTCCTGCTTTAATTTCCAAATGTTAATACTTTTTT